AGCAGTAATTGGGGAAATAGTATTGACAATATTCTTCAAAATTGCCTTTAAGTCTTTTAATACGCTTCTGCTGTTCATCATAAGATTCTTTAGGAACAGCCGTTGCACGCATCAAATTAGCTTTGTATGCCTGCCACTTTAAAATTGCTTCTCTATCTAGCTGTTTCATTAGAATTTATTCAATTTAAACTTTATAAAAGCATCAAATATATTGCTGAGTTCCTGGGCTTGTTTTAAGTCTGATTTTCTTACAAAATCAATTATTTGAGTAGAAACGCTAATAACTTCAGCAATGGAAGTATCACTTTCGAGAGAACGAGCTGCTGCTGCTAATTTTGTAATTGTGTCAGCTTCTGATGGCGTTGCATACCTTTTGTCTTCTCTCTCTTCAATAACAGTATTAAGTTCATTTATTTGTATGTAAATCCTTCGCAACTCTTGTTCTCTGGTAATAACATACGATGACCTTAATACTTCCCACTTCCCAGCTATTATCCATTTAGACATCGTAGACTCTGTAACCTCAACCTTTTTAGATATTTCCTTTTGGTTCATATCTGTTTTAAGGTATAGAATTTTAGCCCAGCCTTGTTTTTCTTTGTTTGTTAGCTTTTCTGCCATAAATGAAATTTTACACAAACATACAATAAGTTTAAGTATAATCAAATAGCAATGTTTTATTAAAGCATTAAATTAAGTTAAAATGTACATTATATAGATTATCATAATATTATAATTTGCATAAAGGGATTTTTCGTCGCATATTTGTATTCGATTTGAAGAAACCATAATTAAAATGTTATGTGACCTATGAAAAAAGGATATAAAGTAGTCATCAACAATCAAAGTAATACAGCTACCATATATATATATGGTGCAATTAATGATTGGGATATTTCTGCTTTAACTTTTGTACAAGAGTACAAAACGTTGCTCCAAAACCATCCAAGAGTGGATGTTCGAGAAAATTGCCCTGGAGGTTCTGTGTTTGAAGGATTGCCAATTTTCAACTGTATAAAATCTGATAATGCAAATGCTCATTTGTATGTAGATGGTTTAGCCGCATCAATGGGTTTTATGGTTGCAATGGCTTTTAAAAAAGAAAACAGACATATTAATAAATATGCAAAATGTATGTCGCATAAGGTTACGGGTCAAGCTGAAGGCAGTGCACAACAAATAAAAAAATATGCTGAAATGATGGAATCATTAGACAATGATTTTGTATCCATTTTAGTTGCTGACACAGGCAAAAGCAAAAATGAAGTAATTAAAACATACCTCCAAGAAGGAGTTGATAACTGGATGACAGCACAAGAATGTGTTGACGCTGGTTTATTTGCAGATATATACGAGGGCGATTCAGCACTTGTTCCTTCCAACTTAGCACCAGCAGCAATTGCTGCATTTTTTAATCAAGAACCAAATTTAGAAAACAATATGAAAAATCTCGCATTAATTGTTGCAGCATTTGCAGCTGCTAACATTGCTTTGCCACAAGACGCTACCGAAGAAATGGTATTGGCAAAAATTAAAGAACTTTTAGCAGGTAAAAAATTAACTGACGAAAAAGTTCAAGAATTAACTAGTCAGCTTGCTGCTGCCAATACAAAGCTAGAAGCTGCTAAAGTAGCTGAAATCAATAATATGATTGATGCTGCTGAAAAAGCTAAAAAGATTACTGCCAATATGAAAGAAAACTATTTAAAGTTGGCAAAAGCTGATTTTGATAGCTGTAAAAAAATATTGGATGAAATGAAACCTTACGAATCAGTTCAGAACATATTGAATAATAGCACAGCTCAAATCGACGAAAAAAGAAAAGACTGGAGTTTTTCTGACTGGCAGAAAAAGGATACAAAAGGTTTAGCCAAAATGAAAGCAGAAGATAAAGATGCTTATGCTGCTCTTTTAAAATCTATCCCAAACAGGGAAGTATAATTTAAACAGTGTTTAATTAAAATTTAAAGATAAAATGAAAAAACTAGTTGTAACGGCGATTATTTTAATGGGCTTAATATTCGTTAACACACAAGTACAAGCTCAAAAAACAATTTCTTATCCTTTTGGTGCGATAACTACATTGTCACCCGTAAGTCATTTGGCTTCTGCCCTAACAATAAGTAACCAGCTTACTTATGTTGATTACCAAACATCTGACACAGTTTTAACAATTACCGTAACAACGGCTGCTGGGGTGAAGGCTGGTGCTCAATTGTTCATAGAAACAACTAGTAATAGTACAGCACGAAGTACAATATTTTCAACTGGATTTTTAGGAGTCACTGTAGTAGGTTATGCCAATAAAACGTGGCTAACATCCTTTATTTATGATGGGACATATTGGAAATGCTTTAGCACCATACAAATTAATTAATTAAACAAAAACAAAAAAAGATGAAAAAACTGATTTTATTACTAAGTTTTGCACTATCAATGCTTACAGCGAGCATTATCGGTCAAGTATCTGGATTAAATCCATTTATGGTATTCGGAGGTCTGGCTCTTATTTCAGGAATTGTTTCAATGGCTGCTCCAATTGGAGTTGCGTTGATGGCACTTGAAAAGGAAATATGGGTAAACTACGTAATGGAGAACCTGTTCAAAGATAACGAATTTCTTAATTATTGCTATAATGCAGATGAATTTGTTGTTGCTGGGAAAATTGTCCATATTCCACAGGCAGGCGCACCCAGTTCTGTTGCAAGAAATAGAAGTCAATTACCTGCTACGGTTACAAAACGTACAGATATAGATATTGTTTATGTATTAGAAGAATTTACCTCAGACCCGAGGTTAATTGACAACGCAGAAACAATTGAATTGTCTTATCCAAAAATGGAAAATTGTATCGGCGAAGATGTCTCCGCTGTTAAAGACTTAGTGGCTGATTGGATGTTATGGCGTTGGGCGCAAGAAGCTTCTGCTTATATTATAAGAACCACAGGAGGCTCAGTTGTTGCAACTGCACCCGGTGCAACTGGCAATAGAAAGAAATTTTTGAAAGAAGATTTAAAAAAGGCACGTGCTACAATGAATAAAGCGGGGGTTTCAAAACAAAATCGTTATGCTTTATTCCCTTCAGACCTATACGAACAGTTAACAGATGATGCCGACCTTTTAAAAAGAGATTACGCTCAAGAGTTAAATCTGCCCGAAGGTGTAATCGCAAAATTGTATGGATTTTACATATTAGATCGTGCAAGTGTTGTGTACTATACTGCAAGTTTAGCTAAAAAAGAACCTGGTGCAACAGGAGCTACCACTGACCATGAAGCAGTTTTGTGTTGGCAAAAAGATTGCGTCGAAAGAGCAATCGGCACAGTGAAGGTATTTAACGAAGATGACAGCCCACTATATTATGGCAATATTTTCAGTTCTTTATTAAGATCTGGCGGAAGAATACGCAGAAATGATAATAAAGGAGTAGTGGCAATTGTTCAAGATACCATATAAGAAAGTTTGTTAATAAATACCAAGATGGTCGAAGGGCAGGTTCGTTTCCTGCCCTTGGTACAAAAAAAATGATGCAAGAGACATGCAAAATGGAAAGCTTAGCATATTTGTGGGCGTGTTTATTGCAGCAGTAGGAAAGATAGAAAATACAGGATTTTTAGTAACGGTGCTTTATGCATTTATTGGTGGTGGAGCAGCATATTTGGGAAAGTTGGTTGTACAGCTATTGATTAGTAAAGCTAAAAATTATTTTAAAAACAAGAAAAGAATGAAAATAGCAATCAAACATCAAACAGGGTTTATTTGGGTATTAGATAATGGACATGGTAGCGATACCAAAGGGAAGAGAAGTAAAGAAATTGAAGGTGTTCAGCTCTTAGAATACAACTATAATCGTGCTATTGTTAAATTAATAGCCGAAAAACTTGAAATGCGTAATAAAAATTATGTGATTCTCGTAGTTGAAGAAACTGATGTTCCTCTATTTTCTTCCAATGAATTTGCAGATACACGTGTAAAAAGAGCCAATAGTTTAAGATGTGGTTATCCAAACCATAATGTTGTTTTGCTTAGCGTTCACGGCAATGCTGCTGAGGATGAAAAAGCTAATGGAATTGAAGTTTTTACTTCTCCAGGAGAAACTGAAAGCGATAAAATTGCTACCGTGTTATGCAAGCAGTTAAAAGAACTTGGACTTAAAATGAGAGAAGATTACTCTGATTTAGACCCAGACAAAGAAGAAAAATTCACAATACTAACCAAGACTTCCTGCCCTGCTATTTTGAGCGAAAATGGTTTTTATACCAATCCTGAAGAAATGAAATTGATGCTAACTGAAGAATTTCAAGATAAAGTGGCTGAAGCTCATGTAAAAGCTATGTGCGAAATTGAAGATGGAATAAAACAAACAGCTGTTCCTGATAAAAAAGTAGATAAGAAAGGGAAGAAATAATGGCAGAAAAGAAAAAGTTTTTTGAAACTAAAGTAGGTGCTTTTTTGAAAGAAAAGGCTCCTGGCATACTAAAAACCGTTTGTGATGTTGCAGACGATTACTTTCCACCAGTTAAAATATTGACAGCTATGTTTGCTTCTGACCCAGAAGCAAAACCAGAGGATAAGATTGAGTTTCAAAAATTGCTTCAGGAATATGAAATAACTGAGTTAAAAGCATATTTAGCTGATGTAGCTGATGCAAGAGCAATGAACGTGGCAATACAAACTACTACTACATCATCGAAAATTGCAAAGTTGGCTCCTTATGTAATTGCATTTGTTGTAATAGCTTCAACTTTACTTTTGTTATCATTACTATATTTTAAGCAAATACCTGAAGCTAATTCGGCGATTGCTTATACAACATTTGGTGCTTTTGTGTCATTGTCAGGCACAATTATTAATTTCTTTTTCGGCACATCAAAGTCAAGTAGCGAAAAAACTGAATTTATTCAAAATCAAATAAAAAAATAATGGGAACAACCCCACCAATAACACCTCCAATAGAAAACAATATGAAAAGTGTAAATTTTATCAAAGGACAAGGCGGTCTCGCAAAAACACTACCTGGCGAAGATCATTACTGTGGCATGTGTTTTTATTACGATACTTTACCTACAGGTTTTGGTGAATTACCTGTAAAGCAAATATTAAGCTTACCCGACGCTGAATCTAATGATATTTTGAGCACTGGTGACTTTGCTATTTTGCATTATCATATAAAAGAGTTCTTTAGAGTCAATAAAAATGGTGTTCTTTTTGTTGGAATATTCGATGTTCCATCAACCACTTACGATTTTGCTGAAATTAACACCATACAAGATTATTCGCTTGGTAAAATTAGACAAATGTTTGTTTATCAAAATTCAGTGGCATTTGCTACCACTCAAGTAACTGCAATTCAAGCAAGAATAGAAGCGGCTAATGGCGAATATAAACCATTAGAAGTATTTTATACTGGCGATTTTCATGCTGTTACCGATTGGACTACAGCAGGTGATTTGAGAGCATTAACAGCTCCAAATGTTTCTGTAATAATTGGTCAAGATGGAGGCAACGAAGGAGCTGCATTATATACTTCCGAAACAGTTACAATTGGTGGAGGAGGCGCTTTTTTAGGCACAATCTCAAAAGCCTTAGTTTCAGAAAATCCAGGTTGGATAGAAAAATTCCAAATGGATGAGACAGAACTCGAAATCCCCGCATTAGCTAATGGTGACTTGGTTAAAGATAATAAGGATGTGTTAGCTGGTCTTGACAGCAAGGGATATATTTTTCTATATCAAGAAATAGGTATATCTGGGACTTATTGGAATGACAGCCATACTTGTGTAGCGGTAACAAATGATTTTGCTCAAATTGAAATCAATAGAACTATCAATAAAGCAATCAGAGGTATTCGTACAAAATTATTACCAAAATTAAAAGCTACTGTTAAGGTTGATAAAGCTACAGGTAAATTACAACCAGCTGTTTGCAAATATTACGAAAGCCTTGCTGACAAACCACTTGAAGAAATGGAGGCTGCTGATGAATTGTCTGGCGGTAAAGCTTACGTAGATGTTGACCAAAATGTTAATTCAACATCTAAACTAAAAGTGGTGGCTAAACTAGTTCCTATGGGTATTAATAGGGAAATAGAAGTAACCATCGGAATGTCATTAAAATTAACTTAAAAACAAAATAACATGGAACACGTTCCTTTAATTAACGGTATTGAGCACTCGTTTGTAGATATTGTAATTCCTATTCTTGGTGTTCCTTCGGCGGGAATAACAGCTATTAGTTACAGCTATGAAACCGAAAAAGAAGACAATTATGGTGCTGGGAAATATCCTGTATCCAGAGGTTATGGTCAAGAAAAATCAACTGCCTCTATCACCGTCTTAGATTCTTTATTGAATGCTCTTGAAAAGTCAGTACCTACTGGTAAATTAACAGACATTCCTGCATTTGATTTGCCTGTTATATTTTTGCCAAAAAATGGTGTGCTTACAACTCATGTCTTGAAAAACGTGGAGTTCACCAAAGTTGATCGCAAAATGAAAACTGGTGATAAAAAGTTTGAAAGCGAATTGTCACTTATTGTGTCTCATATCCAAATAGGCTAATATGAATAGAGAAGAATTTGATAAAAAAGTAGAAGATGAACTTGCTGAAGTACAAAAAACTCATGCTAACGCTTGTGCCATTTTTGTTCATCCGAAAATAAAAGTAGGAGAAGAAAGAGACTATAGTAATTCGCTGGTTGGTTATTTCAAACAACCCGATAGAGTTACTTATGGACAATCTTTGCAATTATTTGAAACCAACAAACTGGAAGCAAAAATATTGGTTGCCTTAAAATGCTTTGTTGCAGGAGATGAAAGAATAATCAAAGAAGATAATCATCTTATCTCCGTTAGTATGCAGATTGGCGAAATGATAGAAGTTGAAGAAAGTGAGTTAAAAAAAAATTAGATGCCGGTTGGCTTAACGATAAGGATGATGAGCATGTTTATCGAAAAGTCAACGCAGTTATAAGAGGGGTTTTTCACCTTGACCCCGATTTATTGTCCGATGATGAATGGGGTCGCAAATATAAC